TCCATTACATATTGTGCATTTTTCTTTATCTAAACCCTCTAGATAAGCCTCTCTTTCTATCTGATGTTTAAGTATATCTCCATTTTTATGTAATGTTTTTAATCTATCAGCAATATCTATAGCTTTTCCATTATCTATCTCATGTCCATCATTGTATGTGCCTTTTTCCATATCTTCTTCAGTTAATATATCATCACATACATGACATACATAATCCCATAATGGTCTCCACCACCATACATTTGCTCTAAAGTAATCACCGGGGTTTTCTTCACTCCATTTTTCATGAGCTTCAAAATACTCTACAGAAGCGCCTTCTACCTTTTCCATTTCTTTCCATTGTACCCAACCATCTTCATTATACCATCTTGTTATAGCTTCAGGTTTAGGTGTGTTCTCTTGTGGGTTTAATCCACTTAAATCAAATCCCATCCTTTTCTCCCTTTTTTAATCTATTAGTTCATCTAACACATCGTTCATTGTCTCATTTAATATGTCTGTTTTTTCTTCAATCCTATGTAATCTCCACAACATGCTTAGACATAATAACAATATCATAAGCATTGTGAATTCCCAATAAGGAAAATATTTTACGCTAAATAAAGCTTCCCAATAGTATCTCATGCTTCTCTCCATTTATTCCTACGTTTTTCAGCATCTTCTTCAGTCATATACATTAATGGAACATCTGATAGACCGGGCTCTCTTCCCCATTCATCAACTAATATATACTTTTTATCGTCATATTTTTTAAATGAATATTCAGCAAACTTAGTGCCATACTTATGATGCTTAATCATTCTTGTGTAAACATGTCTATCTTTTCTTATTTCCCATATTATATGTGCTAATCTAAAACAACCAAACCTTTCTAAGGCTTCAATAGGTGTAATAGAATTACCTTCTTCCATAAACTCTAATACTCTTTGTTTTTGTGTTTTCTTTTTCATTGGACTAGGCATTGTCTTCCTCCCACTCTAGTTTAATGTTGTAATCATTTGCTACTTTATTTAATAGTATTCTTGTATAGTATCTAGCATCAGACCTCATATCTTGAATGAATCCTTCTTCAAATAGATACTCAATAGCATCCATACATTCTTTTCTAGTTACTATATTAAGCATTTTTTCTTTATTCTTCTTCATCATATTCCTTTTTATAGCTTCTCATCCACTCTGCTAAGTATCTTCTAGCCATTTGCTTAGTGCATTCAAAATCCGATTGAATAAAAGCAACTGCTCCGAACATATTTGTTTTACCAGATTCTCTCAGTTGTTCTAAATATAGGAATACCTCATTCTTATTTTGATTGAACTCTTCATCTTCTAATAATGCTTGTGTGTCTCTTTCTATGTCATCCATATTGATTCTCCTTTTACCCGCTAAAGTAGGACGTAACAGATGCGTGAACGCCCTACGATTGCGAGTGTAACGGGGATAAAGGTATATCTACCAGCCAACCTGTTACATCTTTCAAATGCATTCCAGATTAATATTTTTATATCCCCATCTGTTTCCTACCGTTACTTTTTTGCTCTTGGTTTCCTATTCTCAGGCATAATCTTTAGTCTACCTGAAGGGAAAACAACTACTGTCACCTTCCCCTCTGTATAGACATCAAGGATTAAGTCTGGGATGCTAGACTTTAGTTCCTTAATAGTGATCACTAATCCTCCTCTAAGAATCGTACTTTATCTCTAGAATTATGATTGTACATCTTTTGAAGTTCCTTTAGAAACAATCTCCAGTTAGGGCAGTTAACTATAGTCCTTGCTAGATAATCAAGTTTCTTCATAAACCTTGAATGGTCGTACTCTGGATGTTTATACATAATCCAATAAGCATGCAAGAAAGCTGATTTCTTAGCAAACTTTAAGTAATCATATATTCCAGATTTTTCATCTGTCCCATTGATAGCTTCTTCAAATGCATTAGCTCTATCCCAGTTGTTGCATTCAAGATTGCCAGTAGTGAACTGAAGTTTTTCATATCTCCATTTACCACCTTGTAATATCATCTGACACATCGTAACTGGGAACCCACTTCTATTAACATATCCTGAGAATGCTTTGTAGTGAGTCTTACCCTGTACACAATACATATGTAAGAAATCAGATAATGTCCACGGTGTAGTCTCTGAAGTAGCTTCAGCTATATCATTCAAGTGAATATTATCATCCACTATATAATATATTGGCCTACCAAGTTGCTGACCAACTGTAAACCTATGCTGACCATCTATTATTCCTAGACCAGTTCCATCACAGCTTGCATATCTCTCCTTACTAACTTCTTTAGAGTTACACAATATAGGTTTAGTCTTGAATATGAATGGCTTATCTTTCATTTTCTTCTCTAATGAAATAAGCTTTGTAGGTTTAATAGGCCTATTTTCCAATACTAATTGAAAATTGTTATAGTTTGTTGTTTTATTTGCCATTTCTCCCCCTTAGATGTTCCATGTACCTAGAAACACTGGCCTTTGATGTTACTTTGTTGTTAGTGTCTTCAATCTTGAAGTTACAGTTAACCTCAAAATTCTTTTTTGCCTTTCGTTCTATAAAGGAAGCTTCTTCAACAGTATTATAAATACCTATGAGTCTTCTAACCTCTATTTCTGTTGTTTCTCCTTTGCCATTAGTCCTGTCATAAGTCCAATGCGCAATTAATGCCTTGTTCATACGTTCTCCTTAGTATGTGGAAGGGATATGTCGTACCAGAACTTGTCGCCACAATCATCATCGAATATTTTTATTCCCTTAAGTTTAATATTACTATGTTCTTGTAGATATTCCAAGTCTTCTAGTTTTATTGGCAACCAATACCCATATCTTAAATGTCTATTGCCATCTAACCCTGTTCTAAATTGTATTTTATTCCTTTTATATCCACGCATTACTAATAACAATAATGCTTTCCATTCAGTATCATTTATTGGATTCATCTGGTTCAGACTCTGGAAACTCAATTCCATCTTTTCCTCCTTCTTCATAGATATTCCACAATGTTAGTTGGTACAATCCATACACGAAAGCACCAACCAACATAGATATTACAATTAAGTTCAAGGCAAATTCTTGAACCATATTCATGCTTGAGCCTCATCACTTGTCTTCATAGACAAATCCATATCTTTAACATCATCAACCATATCATCTGGTATTCCATTGGAGAACTCTGCAGCTAGATGAACTAACTCAGGTTGCACTTCAAGAACAGACCCTATAAATGCTTGGGCTCCAGTAATAATATCTCTAACCTTATCGCCTTCTTCTTCATCAATCAAATCTGCTTTCATTAATCTATTAGACAATGTTGCAATTAATGACATTACGTCAAACATCTTTGCCATTATGACTACCTTTTCAAAAGGGTCTATTTCAGTTGTCTCAGCTCCAAGTAAAGCTCTTATGTTTTTCTTTGCATCTTTTGGGTTCATTATTAATTACTCCTCTTTATTCTCTTTAATTATTTGATCTTTAACCTCTTCATCAACATCATGCCAACTACCATTATCATCTTGCACTATCCATCCCTTTTTTACTTTCCTATGGCTTTTTCCTTCTTTTTTCCACTCTTCCATCTCTTTATTAAACCAACTTACAGATATAGTATTGTCTATCTCCCTTATCACACCTTCATCAGCGTCATCTTTCCATTTCTTCCATAATTGAATTGCATTGGCATGAGATTCCTTACTGAATGGAGGAATATGACCTTGTACTGCACCGCCATGTTTAATCAATATAAATATTGCAACATGAGCTGATAACATAAATGGTTCACTCATATCTCCTCTATGCCCACCGGGACATTTACTACAAGAACAGTGATATGGAGACATATATTCTTCAAGATACTCATCGTAATCTCTCATCATTACCTCAACCACACTATATTCAACACTACCTCTAGGGTCTTTCATTTGCCATTTTTCACCCTTTCCTTCTCCATCTATTTTCATTTGTTCTATCTCTTCACCATCTCTATCTTTATTCTGTATAAGACCAAACTTATCATTCCATTCGTTTACTTGAGGGTTACAATAATGACCTGCACTAGCCTGAAATGATATTCTAAAACCATCTGCACAAACTATATTGGTTCTTATTTGTGATATTTCACTGTAAGTCATTGCTTACTCCTTATTATTTCAATAGCTCGATTAATAGTATCAACCATAATCTCACGAGCCTCGACATCACCTCTAACATGGTCAAAGACAGTCTTCATACTTTTGATTAATGGTATCATTTTCTCTAGGTTGCGTACAACCTCTTCATCATATAAAACAAAATCATCTTCATCTATCCAATCACATTGACATATGTATCTTGTCCCATCTGGGTCACAAGAAAAACATTGGCAAGGATTATCTTCTGGATAAAGACAATTATAACATAAATTTTTTGCGACAATATCCTCCTAATTATATGATTAATGAAATTTGTGCAGCCACTTACTGCAGAAAGTGTGGGGCGCCCGATTACAAAACCCAACTCAAGGCACGCAAAGGTGGTTCCTGAGTGCTGCAAATATAAAATTTATAGGTTAGGACTCTATTAGGTAGAAACCTTAGGTCACTTGATTCCCCCACTTATAGAGGGAGCTCCTCACAACATTGGTTTTCTTTACAAAATAGGGTTTTGCATGGATTTTATAGGACTCCTATAGTCACGACCACCTAACCTAAAAGATTGCTAGACCAACTACTTATGGTGAGATGGTAACCTGACCTATCTAGCTTTAGACTTATTTATCCTCCACACTTATTGTACTGAAGAGTAAAGGTTAAGTTGCAGAAACCACACTACCATATTTCTCATGATAAGTAAGTACACGCTTACAAGTAAGACCTGCGGCTCTATACCTCTTTACATCAGAATTTCTTAGACACCTTTGATAAGTAAACACCATACCATTGGTATCAGTTGTGGTTATTTGATAAAGTTTCATGCTTCTCCCGAGTTAATGGTTAATGCCCAAGTTCATACCAAAATATTACTATAATGGGATAAACTATGCGTACTCAATTATACATTATAATGCGTCTATGCGTACTGCATTGCGAATATAACGGCGATAATAAAGTAAATAAGTATAAAAAAAAGTAAAGGGCCCTTGTGGAAAGAGCCCTAGATACTTTAGGTAGGAGGTTAAAGATTAATCGAAAGATACGCCACCGATACCACGTATGGAACGTGTTAGGTTATAAGCTTTCTTACGTTTGGCCTTAGCTTCAAATGAATCATCCATTAAGGCAGCTGTGACTTGCATCGTTGCAGCTTTTTGTTTGACCAGTCTTTTGACCGTATGTAACGGAGCAGCTTCTATCTGCTTTATAAAGGTAGCAGCGGCGTCAGCTTCAGCAAGCTCAGCTTCATTACGTTCAAGGTCACTAACCATTTGTGTAGCTTGCGCTTCAGTAATGTGTCCAGCATTAAGTAAACGTTCTATTTGTTCTCTAGTCATTTGTTAACTCCTTTGTAAGTTTGACTTAATTAATATATATATAACTCAACTAAAATGGAAAATAACGAAAATCTCTATTTTGGAATCCCCCCGATAGGGGGTACTATGGTAAATAAGGTTATGTATCAAAATCCCACAATTTTTTTAGTAAATATAACTTGGGCAAAATTGACATATGTATTAGATTAAAGGGTGGTAGGGTAGGGAAAAAGAAATGTATAAAAAAGTTATTATGGCAGACTTCATAGAAGAACTATCCGAATTACCTTTAGAAACGCAAGAAGCGGTTTTAAAGAATCTGTCGGAAAAGATGATACCAGTAGAAATAGAAGGGAGTGTTTTTATGGTTCATGAAGAGGTATCTAAATTAATAGATAATCTCGTTATGCAAATAAGGGAATTAAAGGTGGAGAGAAATAATTGGCAGAACAAAGAGTAATAAAAGGCGTTGCTCATTACGTCTATGAAGATTTAGACGAATTCAAAAAAACTCATCCAAATACAGTCGTTCATCCAGATTGGAGAAAGGCGAATGAAGGGGATTGGGTGTACTCTGATGATGACAGAATAGTACAGTTACTAAAAGTATCGAATGAGGTCAAGCATCACTCAGATAGAAAGAACTACAAATTTGCAAAAGGATGGGTAAGGACTGTTGTCGGTAGCTTTCTTAATAGGGAAAATGTAAAGATGGATACAGACTTTGATAATCATCCCAATAGATATACATTCTCTACCAATATAAAGAATCCTTCTAATAGAGTTTATAAAAGAAAAGAAACCACAAATAAAGAAAAAGAATTTGCAACAAATGTAGTTGTGGGCATGGGTGCAGTTGATGCTTATAAAAAAGCATACTCTGAAATGGATGACCAGAAGGCTAGAAAAAAAGCAACAATATTATTAAAACAGGAAAGAGTAATGAAGGAAATAGAAAAAGGAGTACTTGATGTTGCCAAAGGATTAGGCATAGACCATGAGTATATATTAAGTAAATTAAAAAATCTTGCTGATTACAGTGAAGATGACAATATCATACTTCAGTCAACTAAAGAATTAGGTAAGATAGTGGGTACTTCAGGCAATGTAGTAAAACAAAAAGAGATGGGTTTACTTGGAGTCTTTCAAGGATTCTCATCTGACCAATTAGAAGGTGCGGAAAGAAAAGAAATAACAGGGGTGAATGATGGCGAAGAAACAAGTACATGATTTAAGAGCGGATGACGATGGTAATATAATAAGTTGTCCAAAATGTAACGCAAGGTCTATGAGGAAGGACGGATGGGTATATCGTTCTAAGTCAAAAAAACAACAATGGTATTGTAATGCGTGCGGGAGAAAGACTCTCAATCCAGTAATTGTAGAAGACGCTCCTTTCATAATAAAGAATAGAGAGAAGATAGACTCTATGCCTATAGAAGAAATAATAGAGCATAGAAAAAAACAATATAAGCATAAGATAGGAGCTCAAAATAGCAGGCAGTTGGTCAATATACATATACAGGTAGATGGGCCAATAGGGATTGCTCACTTTGGAGACCCTCACGTTGATGATGATGGGACTGATTTATCTCAGATTATTCATTATATGAATGTCATAAATAATACAGAAGGGATGTTCGCAGGTAATTTAGGAGATATTCAGAATAATTGGATAGGTAGACTTACTCATCTATACGGACAACAAGGAACATCTGCAAAAGAATCGTGGAGATTAGCTGAGTATTTTGTAAATAAATTAAATTGGTTGTATCTCGTAGCGGGAAATCATGATGTATGGTCAGGAGATGGCGACCCTTTGGAATTTATAATGAGAGACCATAAAGGTCTTTATCAAAGATGGGGAGCGAGAATGAATCTTATTTTCCCTAATGGCAAGGAGGTAAGAATAAATGCAAGACATACTTTTAAAGGTAATAGTATATGGAATACTGCTCATGGTGTTGCTCGTGCAGCTCAAACTGGTTGGTCTGATCATATTCTTACTTGCGGACATACTCATGTTTCTGGTTATCAGGTGATAAAAAATCCTGCTAATTCATTAATAAGTCATGCATTGCAAGTAGCGTCTTTTAAAATAATAGATAATTATGCAGATAAGTTGGGATTAGATGATAAAAATATATTTAATTGTCCAGTTACGATTATCGACCCTCGATATGATGACCATGATAATAGATTAATTACTACAATTTTTCACCCAGAAACAGCTGCTCAATATTTAAATTACTTAAGGAGAGAAAAATGAATTTTATTTTTGATAGATGTGTAGGTTTCTTAATGTGGCTTGGCCCATTTTTCAATTTAACATACAAAGAAATAAATGTTTTAATTTTTGTAATTATTGAACCAATTATATTTTTAATTATGTTATTCATAATTATTAAACAATATAAAAGAAATATAGATATATTAAAGCATGCAAAAATTAGATAAAAATGGGTAAAAATAAAAAATCTGCATTCCATATAAAACATAATTACAAGAGATTTCAGTCTACTAATGGGTATAAGTTTTGGGCAAAAGATAGTAAAGATGCTAGGGAATATTGTAATTTAATGAACTTGGTATTAGGAGTCTTGGATGAAAATAAAAAAAACATATAGCAAGCATGACCTAAGAAGAAAAATAGAAGAACTTGGTCAAACTGTGTATTATATAGCTGATAGATTAAGAACCGTTGAAGTGTTATTTAATGATTATATTGATATGCAAGATAATGATAATAAATTTAAAGAATTTCTAGATGGCAAATATAAACAGCCAGAACATAAGTCAAGCGGAAGAGACTCTAAGACTAGCGAGTAAAGACCTTATCTCTTTTGGAAAATTGTTTCTTCCAGACGATTTTCTAAGGTCAGAAACTCCATTCTTTCATTATGAAGTTGCAGATGCTATTGATAATAAGAATATAAAACAAACTGCAATCATTATTCCTCGTGGTCATGGAAAGACCGTTCTCACAAAAGCTTCTATAATCAAAGATTTCGTATTTGCAACAAAAGATAATTTTTTATTTTATGCTTGGGTTTCTGCTACACAAAAGCTTAGTGTTGGTAATATGGACTACATTAAACATCATATAGAGTTTAATGATAGAATAAAATATTACTTT